CACTAGTGAGGACTGGAAAGGCTACGACGCTTATCGACTCGGGCTGATTAACTGGATGCTTGGCGGGTTCTCCGGCGCTGACGGCATCGTTGACGAGACAGGCGATCCGAATATTGGCACGGCGGGCGATCCTACTAACGCGACATACTTTTTCAGTGACAAGATCCACGGCAAGAGTCCGTACTACGAGATCGTTGCTGACTTGGCGTTGCCTTTCCTTGACACAGAACCAGCGGCTCCACCTTCTCCGATACCTGTTACCCCGTCACTAATTCTGCATCTGCAATCAAACGTTACTTTTCTCTGTCCGATATGGACGATGCTTGCCAAAGACGGCACACGAGCATCCTACTGCGCTCACACGCGCAATCTGACCTTCAACTCGCTCGACTACTCAGCCGCTCCAGTGGAAGCAAGCAGAGCCAATCTCACACTTGGATTGATGGAAGCTAATACTACCGACCTCTACGGAGTCTTTGACGATACGGTGACAGAGGAAGACGTGGTCGGTGGCAAGTGGAACAACGCCGAGATCATCACCGAGCTAGTGAACTATCTGGACTTGACGCAAGGGTCAGTACGCCGCATGAAAGGGAACGTAGGCAAGTTCAACATTAAGAACGGTTCGTACATTGTTGAGTTTCAATCGTTGAGCGCACGACTAAGGCAGGAAATCGGAGAGCTAACCAGTCCTGTTGATCGCAATACGTTGGCTGAATTAGTTGACGACCTCGCGCCCTACACCTTTGCACGAAATGTTACGGCAGCACCCGATAGGCGCAACTTCACCGTTGACGGAACAACCTTCGCCAATGGTTATTTACGGTACGGCAAAGTTACTTTCACAAGTGGTGATAATGACGATCTCTCAATGGAGATCAAAGACAACGTGGGGAACGCGATTGAGTTGCAGTTGCCAATGAGAAGCGACATCGCTATCTCAGACACCGTTAGTTTATTGGCGGGGTACGATGGCTCGCGGGAACAGGCAAGAGATAAGTTTAGCGCAGCAGAGAACATGAGCGCGGAACCCGACTTACCAGGAATTAAAACGATTCTAAAATATCCAGAATGAGCGAACTAGCACAACGATTAGTCAGTGAAGCTCGGACTTGGAAGGGTACGAGGTTTCAGCATCAAGGGTGCTTAAAAGGCATCGGCGTAGATTGTGTAAATTTCATCACTGAAGTAGCACGAGGGGCAGGGGTGAAGAACTTCGAGATACCCAAGAACTACCGGCCTCACGAAGACGGATCGTTAATGCTCAAGTTACTCAATGAGCACATGGAGATTGTCGATAGCTTTCAACCTGGGGATGTACTCGCGCTCTGTGATGAAGCGTGTGCTCAACCTAACAAGCCGAAGCACTTAGTATTCGTTTCAGAGATACGGCCTAACACAACTTTTATTGTGCATGCTTCTCAGCACGGAGTGAGAGAGCATCGTGTGAATGCGGCATGGCTTCGGAGAGTTCACAGTATTTGGCGAATCAAGGAATGATCGAAGAATTCAAATCCAAGTATCAGGAAGTACGCGACCGCAAGCGGGCAGAGCTTCAGGCGGCGATCGAGAATGATGAGATTCACGATCCCATTACGACCATTCTTATCTCTGCTGCTATCTCTGCCGCACTCTCAGCGGCTAGTTACGCCATTACCGCCGCACTGACGCCCAAGCAGCCTCCACGACAGACAGGCAAGCTACAAGGGTCGATCCAGCTTCAGAACTCAGAGCAAGGGATATTCATTCCTGAGATATATGGGGGTGGCCCAGGTGCGACTTTTGTTACTGGCCCTAATCCGACCTACCAGAACAATGCGAACGGCACAGAAGGAGCTGACGGATCATTTATCAAGTCATCGGGCAGCGCAACGGCGTGGGATTGTGGGGCTTCGCATAATGTCGCTATCGCAGACGGTGACGAAGTGAAGTTTACCGTTACCCGCGATGACCCTTACGCTATATTCGGTTTCACTTCTGATTCTAGCCCGACGACGTTTGAGGATTTCTTAGTAGGTATTCAGTGGAATCCTGATGGCTCAGTCACTCTCCAGTACAACAACGGGGCGGCTCAAGTGGCGGGCATTACTACGTCAGTTGTAGGTGACCAATTCACGATTGAACTCCGCAAGCAAGGAACGAGTTCAGCGGTCTTCCGCTTCTACAAGGGTCCCGCAGAGATTCAGATACCTAACTTCGTCCCTCCTACTCCGACTTATCCACTCTATGCGGGTGTGGCTTGTGAGTTCATTGGGTCGGGAGTATCGAACGCCAAGATTCAGATTAACAACATTGGTGACACACCTAATTCTGAACGGGGCGGGGTGAAGGTTCCGGCCATCATTGTCTGGAGTTCGGGCATCAGGAAGAACGTCACGACTACCACACAGCAAACAGGTGGTAAAGGTTTCGGGGGTGGTGGTGGCTCAGAGACAGTCGAGACAACTTCCTACGACATTGATTACGCGTTGATGTTCGCTAATCGTGGCCCTCATTCGCTGCTTCGTCTTTACGCTAACGCGGATGTCTTACTTGATCAATTTGATCAGGCGACGAATCCCACCGGAGTTTATGATCCTGGTACGGGTGCGGATCCTGACTACGATCCATTTGAACCTCCTGACCCGAAAGAGAATTACTTAACCTCTCAAGACCGTCTGGATGGTGATGTCTCAGTTGATGGAGATGGAGTAGGAACCGGAACAGTTCAGGGTGGTAGTTCGAGCTTTGCGATTTACCCTGGCAATGAAACTCAGCAACCCGACCCGACTGTTGAGTCAGACATAGATGCCAAGTACGGCGCAGGCTCAACTCCCGCCTTCAAGAACAAGTTCTACACGGTACTTGACCACTTCAACCTGTCACGCTTCGGGGGTGTAGCTCCGAACCACACCGCAGTCCTGGAACACCAGACGCTCAGGACGTGGGACGTGATTTGCGGGTCATTGTGTGAACGTGTTGATGTACTTGAAGCAGATGATGAATACGACTTCTCAGGACTGGCAGACATTCAGTGTCGTGGGCTGCTAATCGCTGGACGACCGTTTGCGCCCGCAGAAGTAATCGACTCCCCTGAGATCAAACTGGCTTACAACTATTTCGTGACTGAAGTAGAGGGGCAGATTGTTGGCTTCGTGGAAGGCGATGAACCGTTAATTGAAGTTGATGATACTGAGGTTGGGTGGTTGGACGGTGACGAAGAGTTGCCCGATGTGCTTCCTGAAGTAGAGACCTTTATTGCTCCTGAAATCACGCTCCCGCGTGAAGTGCATATCAAGTCGATTGATCCTGACAATGAATGGGATCCAACGACAGCGAGTGATAGGCGACAGATTACCGATGGCAAGTCAGTTGAGATATTAGAAGTCCAAGTAACACAGTTAGCAGACGAGCGCAGGGCGATGGCGCAGCGAGCCTTGTACCAGCGATACGTTCAGGGAACCGTGCATAAGTTCACCCTGCCGTACACATACATTTACGCATACCCAGGTTATCGAATAGTAATCAATCGAGCGGAAGGCTTTACGCATACGATCCGATTGACTTCCATCAGCGGAGGCGTGGGAGTCTTGGACTGTGAAGGCGTTGCGCTCGAGCCTGCGGTATTTAATCAACCCGCTAATGGTGTCTTCCCTCCCGGCTATATTCCCCCTCAGCCGATTCCAGCCATGATTATTATGACCATGCTGGACATCCCACAGTTCAGGGATGAAGACGATGGGGCGATTGGATTCTATGCGGGCGGGACTCCTAGAACAGCGGTCAATCAATCGTTTCAGGGTTGGGTGCTGAAGTCGAATGGGAATAGTGTCTGGACAGATCGAGGATCATCGCGCACGGCGGCAATTATCGGGTCAGTGGTTAGCTACTCAGTCCTTCCGGTTGACGCGGGCGAGTTCGATAACACGGGAACGATCACGGTTGACCTATACGGTACGGACGCTACGCTTTCGTCTGTGAGTGAGGCGGCGGTTGAAGATGGAGAGAATCTAGCGATCGTTGACGAATCAATCTTTGGCTTCGCTACGGCTACTCAAGTTCCTGATTATCCTAATCGGTGGGAACTTTCGGATCTGCTTTGTGGATTGAATGAAACAGAAGAGTTGTGGAACGCGCCTGACTTTGTAGGCAAGCGATTTGTGCTGCTCAACGATGCGATTCAATTCATTCCCGCTTCGCTGAGTGAGATGTTGGCGCAGACTGAATACCGAGGAGTCGCGTCGGGACAATCATTAGGTGACGCCGCGGGATTTGACTTTAGTTGGACAGGTGGAAACCTTAGACCGCGGAAGGTTATTAACCTCATTATTATTCAGGATGGTTCAAATGATTGGTTAATTCAATTTGAAGGTAGACCGCGAGCGAGTGAGATTCCTGCTCAGTATGTGGTGGAAATTTGGGAAGACCACACCCGCACCGACATCACTAAGCGCAAGCGATCATTACCAGTCACAGAGGGAACATCTCACGCTTGTCTGTTGGATTCGTCCGGCGATTCGGTCACTGACCCGAACGATCTAGGACTCACGATCTTTACCGTTCATGCTGATAAGAATAATGTCGCATCTGGAGTCGGAACCGCCACATGGCAGACCATCGAAGATTTACGGTCCACGTTTACTCGTTATGATTTTACCTTCCGAGTTGACAGCGACGGGCTTACATCAACGGGCGTTCTGGCTTATGCAGGGCTGGACCACGATGACGAGTTCGATACTACCGAAAGATCAATCACGAACGCTGAGTGCCCTGTTTATGTTGAGTGGTCTTCGCCTGATGCTGCGAACATTGAAGAGAAGATTTACAACTACGGCATTCAGGTGGGATCAACTCGCTCCCTACCGTGGGACTCTGACGGTGAGACGCAGCGTTACACAATTCTTCTGTCAGGCACTGAGTATCGGGTCTATGCGAACTACACACCGAATCAGGGTCAGGTGCCGCTGGCGATTATTCCAGCTGAGACTGGCGGCTTCCCTTTCCCGCTTCGACTCAAAGGGTTTCTTGTAGATTTTAGTATTGGTCCATTTCTCGTTGATAACGTGGTGGCTGGCGGCAGTCTGTTTCCGACCACGATCTACTCGGACATCCAGCAAGAGGAAGATTTCGGTGCAGTTCAATC